CGGGCTCGTTGGTTACCAACTGGTAGGCGTGGCCATTGATGGACGGGGACATCACCACCACGCCTGCAGGTATTTCCAGCTCGCCGGCAGTGTTCTCGCGGGTGAACAACAGCATGCCCTTGGCCTTTGTCGCGCCTTTGCGCTCGACGTTGACCGCCCAGGCCAGCATGTCCAGCCATTTGCCGCCGGCGGTCTTAACGAAGAAGTTGGGCAGCACCGTGTCGCTGACGAAGCCGATCAGCCAGAGCACGGGCTTGGTCACCAGGGCGGTGACCAGACGCCAGAAAGGGGAATAGGCGCTGGTGTTGCTCAGTTTGCTGCCCTGAACGGTTACCTCTGCCTCCCAGGCCTGGCGTAGGGCCGCTTCGGTCGTGGGGATGCCGGCGTCCTTCAACGCCTGGCGAAAATCTACGTCGCTCACAGGTGTACCTCGATGTCACCGAATTTCAGGGTTTTGGCCGTCACCAGGTACACGCCTGGGCCGTCCTGCAGAATTCGCGCTGTACCTGGTACAAGGCGTTCGTCGTCCTCCACCAGCAGCTCCAGCTGCAGGATGCAGTCGGCCTGGCGCTGCCGGCTGCGCTCGGCCACCAGCGTTACCAGGAGCCCGCTTTCGCGAATCATGTGGGCGATGTCCTGGGCGATGCTGGCCCGATCCTCGATCAGCAGCGGCTGACGGGACGGATCCAGCACCAGGTCGTTTCCCTGGATGAGAAGGTCGATGTATTCGCCCATCAGCCCACCGCCATGCCGATCATGTTTTCCAGTTCAAGCGGGGTCATAGGCTTGCTGGTATGGATCTCAACTTTCTCCACATGGAACTTGCGATCCTGGTTTTGAGTGGTGTTCTGGATTTGCTTGAACAATCCACCTTGGGGCACCGCAGTTGGCCGAGAAGGCGCTACGCTGGGCGCTACCTGGGCCAGGCGCTCGCGACTGCGCTCCACCTGTTCAGCAGGCTCAGCGGTCTGCAGCTGGACTTTGGGCTGCAGCTCCAGAGCCTTGAGGATGGGGGCAAGGCTGCCTGGCTGCTCGGGCGCGCGCTCCTGCAGCCTGGCCACTGAGGCCGGTACCGGTGGGACCAGCTTCAAAGATGGAACAGCAGGTACGCTACGCGCAGATGCCGCAGGTAGTTCCGGCAGCGTGGCCACGGATGGCGGAACCACCTGCAGGTAGGGCCTTGGCTGCTGTTCAAGGGCCTTGGCCGCCGGCGTCGGCTGAACAGCCGCGGCTGGTACTGGCGTGACCAGAGGCGCAGCCGGCTGGACCTGCATCAGGGCCTCGGCCGAGGGCAAAGGCAGGAGCGGGCTGACCACCGGCGTGACGCCGACCGGTACGGTTTGGCCAGGAATTTCGGGCACCTTGGGCGCTGCCGGCATATCCCCAAAGCTGGTCTCGATGTTCACGCCCGGGATCTTGTTCAGCATGTCGACCAGGCTGCCGATCGCATCCTGGAAGATGGCGACAATCTCGGCCCAGGCTGCTTGGGCCAGGCCGGACCAACCCCCCATAGAGCCGAACCAGGCATTGAGCTTCTGCAGCTGCTGGTCGACCCACTGGAACGCTGCGGTGTTCATGATCGCTGCCGACAGCTCGTCCCAATAAACGATGGCGGCGACGACCGCAGCGACCAGGGCCACGATGCCGGCGACAACCAGCAGCGCGGGGTTGGCCATCATCGCCGCGTTCACCAGCCAGATCGCGCCCTGCCACAGCAGCATGGCCCCCTTGGCCAGGCCCATGACGGCGATCATTGCCAGCACCCGAGCGACCAGCAACACGCACTGGATGGAATGGGCAACGAACATCGCAATGCTCCGCCAGCCCGTCCAGGTCAGCAGTGCCCAGACGACCTGCAGGCCCATGGCAGCCATCTTGCTCAGGCCGACGATCACTGTTAGCGCGCTGAGTGCGGCAGTAATGCCCAGGACGGCCAATGTCGCAATGCCCATCACACGGGTGATGTTCGGGAACAGCTGAGTCCAGCGGGTCAGGGTCTTCCCGATGGCCACCAGTCGGGTCATCAGGGGCTGGAGCATCGGGATCAGGGCCTGGCCAAAGGCGATGCGCAGGGCCTGGACGGCGGCGCCAAATTGTTGCCACGGGTCCACCATGGCCTGGGCCATCTTCTCCGCCTGCTCAAGGCCGCGCACCTTGCCCAGTTGATCCATGCCGTTCTTGAGGCGGGTTGTGTCCTGGGCGAGGGCGCCAATGACCTGGGCGCCTTCACCGCCAAAGGCCTCGACCAGCTTGGCATTGGCGGCAGCATTGCGCAGGTCGCCGAATTTGCCCTGCAGCTTGGCCAGGATGTCGAGCATCGGCATAACCTTGCCGTTGGTGTCGGTGAACTTGATCCCCAGCTTTTCCGAGGCGTTGCCGATGTTCTCGAAGAACGCCTTGTAGCGTCCGCCGGCGTCACCACCTTCCATGGTGCTCGACAGGCTACCGATCACGGCCATCTGCTCGGCCAGGTCGATCCCGGACGCCGTCGCGATTGCACCGGCCTCCTTGAAACCTTCCTTCATCTGTTCGCCACTGGTGCGGAACAGCTGCACGGCCAGGGCGGTCTGGCCGCCCAGCTTCTCGATCCACTGGCTCTTGCCCATGGCGTCGGCCTGCTGTTTTTGCAGGTTGTAGAGCGTGCCGACGTACTCGCCCATCACGTCCTGGTCAGTCTTGGTGGCCTTGGCCAGCACGCTGCTGGTGTTGGTAAAGGTGGCCAGCTGCTCGCCGGCCAGGCCTTTGATAGCGCCCTCGATCTTGTACGCCGACGCAACGAAGGATTCGGCGTTCTCGCCATAGGCGACGGAAAAGTCGAGGGCCTTGGCATTGAGCGCGTCCAGGGCATCCTCAGCCACGCCCAGCGAGCGAACATCGCCCAGCGCGCGGTTCACCTGCAGGGCGGGTTCCAACGTCGCCTCGATGCCCGTCAGCGAGGCCCACAGACCTGCCGCACCGGTGCCGATCTGCTTGATGTTGGCTTCGCTTTTCTCGGCCAGGTCATTGAAACCGGCAGTCACCTTGGCCAGCGGCGCGGTGACCTTGTCGGTCAGGGCCAGGATGAATTCCAGGCGGCTGGATGCGTTGTTCGCGCTCATGGGTGGTCAGCTACCGTTGAATGCTTTTGCTATGCCGTTGGCGATCGCGATTTCCATTCGCCGCCAATGCTCGTCTTCCAGCCACTTGGCGGTGCCCATGGCTTCAGCCGTGGGCGGTGTGCCAGGTAGCCAGCGCTCGACCAGGGCCAGTAACTGGCTCAGGCCGCCTTCCTTCAGGCGGTCAGCGTGCTCGAGCGCTTTTTTACGGTGACTTCAACCTTCGGCGAGAACTCATCGACCAGGGCACCGGCGATCTCCAGAGTGGTGCTCGGATGGCTCAGCAGTGGTTTCAGCTTGGCCTTCTGGTCCTGAACAACGGCGTTCATCAGGAGGTTGTGGGAAGGGCTGACCTTGTTGTTTTGGCTCAGGCCGTTGATGTACTTGGTGACCAGGGCGGTATCCATGACGAAGTCGAAGTCTTCGCCACCGATTTCCAGGGTGATTTCAGCGCGGTCGGTCATTGTGTTGCTCCAGTAGTGGTGGGTTGTGTTGGGCAAAAGCTGCTGATGTGGTCCTGCAGCCCGAGGATCATTCGCTCACTGAGGGCGAGCTGATCGAGGAGGGTGAAATAATCCGGTCGAGCGTCTGCCGAGAGTTCGGCGGGGCCTGCATGAGCCAGGCTGGCGGCGCCGGTACCGGCGCGCACGTCGGCTGTGGGGGCGGCGCAGGTGGCATCAACGAACAGCCGCTGACCACCACCGCGCACAGAATCGCGAAGGTCTTGGTTGCGCTTGAGTGCATCGGAAAGCTCCTGGGTGTGCTTGATGTCGTTGGCTGCGGCCTTGGCCAGGCGCTCGCTGGCGATCCGGGCGGCTTCGCGCAGGCCTGTTACCTCGACCTGGGCGCTGTCACGCTCCGATCGGGCGGCGTTGCGCTGGTCCAGGATCTGGTCGAATGCGAACCAGGTAGCGAGGCCGGCGACCAGCAAGCCCAGGAGTAAGCGGATCGGGGAAACGGTCATGAGGCGCACAGCCTCGCTTCGTCCAGCTGGCGAGCGTGCAGGCCCCGGACGAACAGCTTGTTGCCCTTTTCGTCGGTGACGTAAGCCCAAACGGGACGACCATCGGCGCCCCAGGCCAACGCCTGACAACCCTCCTCGATGCGCCCTTTGTTGATGAGTGCCAGGGCACGGCTCGCGCAGGTGGCCGAGGTGCCAAAGTGGTGCCCATGGCTGCTGAGCGCATCGAACGTGTTCTGGCTTATGTTCGCGTTGGTGATGCAGTCGGCCAGGGCCAGTTGGCCCTTCTCGATCACCATCTGCTCCACCTCGGCGCAGCGCTCAGGCGACCAGTAATCGCCCACTACCACGGGAAAAGGACTGGTATGCCGAGTAATGCCCTTGCATACGGTAGGCAGCCCACGCGCAAGCTTGTCGGCGTAGGCGACGTTCTGCCCATCACCCTCCCACTTGCCCAGGTGGGCCATCAGCGTGCCGCTGCCCAGTACCAGAGTGATGGTGCCGGCGATGATCTTGTTGCGCAGGCTCACCGTTTGATCCTCCAATCGCGCAGCATCTGGCGGTACTTGGGGACCAACAGAAGGATCTGCAGCACCATGTACACGGCGGTCAGCATGTAGGCGACAGCCGACCAATCAACCGCGCCCGTTGCACCGGTGGCGGCCACGCCAATAGCGGGCGAGGCCTTGGCCAGAGCTATAGCGGTGTCCTGGGCAGCTTGATTTGCGCTCATCGCGGAACACCTTTTTCGAAAATGGATTGGCACGGGACGCAACGGGTGATGCCGCCAAAGGCGCGGCGCGCCTCTGGGATCTCGTCGTCGCAGTCTTCGCAGTGGGTCAGACTCGGCGCGTTCGAGCGTGCCCGGGCTTGACCCAGGGCGGCGTCGATCGCCTGGTCACGCTGCCGCTGTTCCAGCGCCTGGGCACGGTCGAACGGGCAGGTCATCAGCGCAGGCCCTCGATCTCTTCAGCGTCCAGGTACGGCACACCATTGATGTGGATGAAGTCCGGACTGGTGACATCGAAGGGCACCTTGTGCTTCGACTTCTCGCCGCCCTTGGGATCGATGTTGAGCAGGCTGGAGATCTTGGGTTTGCAACCAAAGGCTTCCACACGGATCTCGTCGGTAGGGGTCTTGGCGTAGAACAGCGAATCGAAAGGCTCCAGACGACGGAAGCTGCCGGCCTTACGAGCGGCCTCGATCATCAGGTTGAAGTTGGCTGTATCCAGCTCCAATTCGCCGCTGGCCGAGACATCGCCATCAACCCAGCCGTCAGGCACGCCACCGGTTTGCACGGCGGCGCTGTTGTCGGTGATATCGAGCGTGGCGGTCTCAACGTGGATCAGCATATCGCCCACGTTGATATCGAAGTTCATGCCGCTGATTCGGGACATTGACGGTTACTCCTGGTCGTCTTGGGAAAGGTCCAGCGCGATGTTCGCGGTGATGTCTTTCGGGCAGTTGAGGGGGCGAACCTTCAGGTAAACCTCTACCTGAGTGCGGGTGCGCCAGGTGATGACCAGGTCGCCGTCCTTGGGCTGCTGGATCTCGCCAGGGAACACTTCGCCAGCAAAGGTTGTGGACTTGGCCATCTTGCGAAGAGGAGCCATCAGGGCGGTGGTGTTGCGCGCCATGCTGACAGCGCTGTTGTTCAGGCGACGGTCACCAATACGGCGAATCAGCAACGGGCGTATTTGACGGGCGGCCTTGTCGACAACTCGCAGGTTTTCGAGCACCTGGTAGTCGCTAGCGGCGGTATCGAGCAGGTTGGCATCGCCCCAGTACACTCCCTCGTAATCGGGATAGGTCTGGGAGACCGAGAAGCGGGCCTTATCCAACTCGGCCCGTACTGCCGAGGTCAGTGGCACACCTTCGCTGTCCTTGGGAATGGAGCCCAGGCCCACCAGCGGGCCGCTGGCCACCCGCATTGGGGTATCCGCAATGCTCCAGGCCGCGTTAGCCAGGCGCCCGGCGAGCACGCCCAGATCGTTTCCGTGCAACTGTGGAACCACGACGACACGCGGCGCTGCGATGCCGGCAGTGATTGCCTTCTGCAGCAGCAGGTAATCAGACCAGAGCGCGCCAGGCTGGATGCTAGCGGACGCGGCCAGAACGAACATGCGGCGACCGTACTGGGCGCCCAGTCGCTCTGCTGCCGCGTGCATGGCCAGCAACTCATCACCGCTGGCCACGGGCTTGGTGATTACGACCGCCTCGACAGAGAAGCCCTGCTGTTGGGCCGATTCGAGGGCCGGTGCCCACTCGCCTTCGGCGCCGATCGGCGCAGCCAGGCAGGCCCAGCGGTCGCCACCGTTCGCCCGTGCAGCGATGATCTGAGCCTTGAGATCGCTGTCAGCAACGCCCAGGTCGTTATCCAGATCGCTGTCAGTGTTCAGCGGGAGCAATTTGCCGACGTTCTTGCTGGCCGGACCGATGAAAAGGAAGTAGCGCTCGATCTCGGCCACTTCACCCTGGCCGAGGTTGAGGTTGTTGACGCTGACTTTTCCGAGTGCCATGTGTGCCTCGTTAACGGGGTGAATTGATGATTTGTTGCAGCACCTGGTTCACCAGGAGGCTGGTTTCCTGGGCGTGGTTGACGCCCAGGAACTGGCGCTTGGGCAGCGTGATGTCCCAGCTGTCGGCGCCGGTGGGCTCGCCGCGCTCCTCATCCAGGACGCGGATCAGGACGCCGGCCTGCATGTAGCTGACGTGTTCCAGAATCCATGCGACGGATGGGCGGGTTAGCCGCTTTTGGCCGGCCTGGCGCACCCGAAAGCCCAGGCGGCGCAGTCGCTTGGCCTGTTTGGGCGTGGAGACTGCTCCCTCGGGAACACGGTTCCAGCGGCGCATTTGCTGGGCTGTCCGGCGCTCGGTGGAGCCGTTGTGTTGCTGCGCCGCGACCCACCGAGTGAGGCCGTTCTTCCAGCCCAGGGTGGCCTGGTCAGGGGTTAGGCTGGTGACCTGCAGAAGCTTGCCCAGGCCCGCTTCCATCTTCTTCTGGCCAGGTTGCGGGTTCTTGCGCGGGGCAAAGGCGGTACCGTCCAGGTTCTGCTGGCTGCGGATCCGCTGACGGCTCATGGTGCGCACGCGCTTGGATACGTTGTTGAGCAGACGCCGGCGCAACTGCGGAGTCAGCTGCAGCAGTGCCAGCTGTTCGCGCACACCGAGCATGCCTCGGGCGTCCAGTTCGAAGAGGCTACGCGCCATGGCTGACCACCTCACCCTTCTCAGCCACCCACAAGTCGAACGGCGCCAAAGC